CAACTTACTTCATCACTTGATTCAAGGTATTTAAATACTATTGGTGATGGTATTGTGTCAGGTTCATCTCAACTTACTTCATCACTTGATTCAAGGTATTTAAATGTATCTGGAGAAGGCAGTATTAGTGGTTCTTTTACTGGTTCTTTTGTTGGCGATGGTAGTGGGTTAACTAATTTACAAGTATCATCTAGTATCGTTGAAGCAACAACTGTAACCTCTTCTTTTGATAATCAATCAGCGATATCAGTAATACACAACTTTGATTCTAAAAATCTTATAGTATCTGTATATGATACAAACTATTCACAACTTATACCTCAAACTGTAACTCTTACAGACAATGATACCGTAGATATTATATTATCTAATAGTGGTTCTGGTCATGTAGTAGTTGCTAAGGGTGGTCATCTTATATCTTCAAATGATTTATCATCATATAGATTAGATGTAAGTGGTGCATCCTCTTACGCAGTATCTCACTCATTGGATGAGGAGTATCCATTCGTTCAAGCATGGAATACTGATACAAAAAAACAAGAACAACCGTTGAATGTGGAATCTACTTCCCCTTCTTCATTAACTGTGACCTTCTCGGGTAACTTTGCTGGGAAAATTATAGTCAAAAAATAAAACTTATGTACGATGTTTACTACACTACTGGTGGAGGTCCTTGGGTAAATGCAGGAACTGATACTTGGGTAAATTTATGGTTAGAGTTAATTGCACCTAAATTAGAAGTAAAACCAGTTCTTCTTATTCATAGAAACAAACCAAAAGGTCATGAGGATTTTCAATTCCCAATTGAAGCTCATTGGCATGGAGATGATATCCGTAAATTTGAAAAAATTATAAAAGATTGTCGAAGAATTCATATTTTACATGGACATTATACTCCAATGGGGGTAATTGAAGAAAACAAACATAAGATTCACTCTAATGTACTACATAATTCAGTAGACCATATTCTAAAATCACAAATAGGTACTGATGCTTCTTTGGGATGGCATCCATACCTAAGTTCAGATTGGGAACAACAAGTTAATGAATGGGCCAAGGAAACAATATGGGTAGGATTATATGATATTCTAATTCCAAATAGAAAAATACCCAACTTTTACGAATTTAAATACAATAAACCTATTTCTGACTCAACAAATTTGGGATTTGCTGCAAGATGTGAAGGTAGAAAGAACCCACATTATTTAGATGGGTTAAAATCTTTTATTTTCACTAATTCAGTAGAGTTTAATTTAGTTTGGAAAAATAGTGCAAAAATAGATGTATCTAAATCTAAGATATATCACTACGATTCATCATTTAAAGATATATTTTACAATATGGATTGGGGAATCTCTCATTCATCATTTTCATCAGAGCCATTTGGTTATGGTATTTTTGAAGCAGTTGATAGAGGAAAATTACCCATCCTAAATGGAAATTGGTGTAAAGAGTTAGAATATCCATACAGAGCATCATCTAAAACAGAATTTCATCATATTTATAGTAAGTTATTAGAAACCCCATTCGAAGAAAAACAAAAATGGTTTAATGTTATTAAATCGTTTATGATTGAAAACTTTTCGGATAAAGATAAGTGGGTGAATGACTTACTACATATTTATAATATATAGGGAAAATTAAATTATGGCATTATCATCAGGAAACACTTTATCATTAAACGCATTAGCCGGAGCAACAGGAATTACTCAAGGCACTAATGTTTCATTGGGAGCAATAGAAGGTTCACCAACAGCAGGAGAAAATATCTCATTAGGTTCTTTTGCATTAGGTAGTACGGGTGTTGCATCCGTAGATTCTATAACAGGATTTTTATATGCGGTTGAAAATACCAATGAAACTTATACTTTAGGATTTACTGGAGCAGGTTCGAGATTTTCAACTAAAATTGGTAACAGAGCTGCCAACTTTACTTGGTCTGTACCTGCAGGTTCAACAATTAGTTTAAGTTCTAATAATGGTTCATCTGCAGTATTTGCTGTTTCCAATAGAACTAATGCACCAACACAAACAATATTACAAAATATATCTTCCAATACCATTCGAGTTAACTTTGCAGATGGATACAATGACCACGCAACTGGATATGGTGTTAATAAAGATAAAACAGTTTATTCAGTAGATTCTTATGATGGTAACTCAGCTGCTTTATGTTTAGTTTCTGATTCACCCGTAACTTTGGCAGATGGTAGTATTATTGAAATAGGTGATTTAACAGAAGGTGATGTATTAAAAGGATATTCCTTAGACGGATTAACTGATGATATTCATTTCTTTGACTGGAATCAATCTTCACTAAATTCATCCGAAGTTAATGTAACTGTTAAAAATGTTGTATATTCATTTGCTAATAAAATTTATAATATAAATAATGGTGAATTGAAATGTACTGCTGAACACCCATTCTTAGTTAAAGATTCGAGTGATACCTATCGTTTCTTGGAAACTCATAGATTGGAAGTAGGTGATAAGCTTATAAAATCAACTGAAACTGGATTAGAAGAAATTTCTATTGTTTCTATTGATATTGAAACCAATGATGTTGAAATTGTTTCTATTGATGTTGAAGATATTGATACATATTTGGCTAATGGATATATAACTCACAACAAAGGTGGAAATACTCATACTGATTTAGGTGCACCTTCTGCAGTAGGAACTTTAACATTCTCTAACCCCAATGTATCATGGACTGGTATTTCCGGAGCATCTGCATATGATGTTGAGGTTGATAATAGTAGTGGATTTGGTAGTATTGATTATTCTTACTCTGAATGGAGTACAACTTCAATTAGACTAGGTAGGGGATATAATCCAGCTACAGAACCTGGTCCTGGTAACTTGGCATTACCTGCAGGAACTTGGTATGTTAGAGTACGTGCAATTGACCATGGTTTAAAAGGTGGTTGGTCTCCTACATTAACATTAAATGCATAAATATTTTTTACGTTTGGAGTAATTCTATATATTTATATATATTAACATAACAAACACAAATAATTAAATTTTACAAAAAAATGGCGGAAGCAATTAAGTTTACAGAAGAAGAAGTAAATTCAATCAACGGATTAAGACAAGAAGTTGCAAATGTGTTCACTCAATTAGGACAAGTTGCAATAGAAAAGAAAAGAAGAATTACCGAAATTGAAGGTGTAGAAAATCAATTACTTCAAAAACACGCAGAACTTCAACAACAAGAACAAGAATTGTTCAAAGGTTTGAATGAAAAATATGGAGATGGTAATTATGACCCCACAACAGGTGATTTTACACCAACTCCAAAAGAAGATACTAAAGAGTAATTTAATTCTTTGGTAAACAACATTATACTTATATAAAGAGTATTATTAGACAAAACAATAATAAGGAGTAATAAAACATGGCAGAAAAGATTGTATCACCTGGTGTATTTACAAGAGAGAATGACCTTTCTTTCTTATCACAAGGGATTGGAGAAATCGGAGCAGCAATAATAGGACCATTCCACAAAGGACCTGCATTCGTACCAACCGTAGTAAACACCCAATCAGAATTTGAATCAATATTCGGAACACCAAATGGTGATTTCTACACGGGATATACCGTGCAAAACTATTTAAGAGAAGCTGGAACAGTAACTATCGTTCGTGTTGGACACGTTGGTGGTTATACTCATGAAGCACCAATTGCTGTTAAAGTAAGTGGTTCAAGTGGTATTCAAGTTGTTGGTACTCTTAATGTAACTCACAAGGGTGATGAATCAGTTGGTTTACCATCTACTGTTATTAGTTCAATCGCATCCTCATCTTTATTTTCTATTTCAGGTTCTGAATTAGGAACTGAAGTATCTGCATCTATCTTACCATCTGCTGGTAATGATTTATCAGATGTATTTGGTGAGAATGCAAGAGGTTCTAAAAATGCTTATGTTTACAATTACTATGAATCTGCTGCAACTAATCAATCAGATGAGTTAACTGCAGGTGGACAAGTAATTGTTGAAGAAATGCCAACTCAAGATTTCGCACAAGATATTTCTCATGCATCTACTCCTTGGATTAAATCACAATTGATTTCGGGTGAAAGACATGACTTGTTTAGATTACATACTCTTGGTGATGGTTCAAACTATAACAAAGAATATAAAGTATCTATCTTTAATGTAAAAGCTGCAGGAGAAACTAACTCTACTGATTACGCTACATTCTCATTAATGATTAGAGGATACTCTGATACTGATAAAAGAAAATCTGTATTAGAAACTTATAACAACTTAACACTTGACCCTGCATCTCCAAACTATATCAACAAAATTATTGGTGATATTAATATTACTATTGATGCAAATGGAAAACAAACATTTACAGGTGATTACTCGAATCGTTCACAATTCGTAAGAGTAGAAACTAAAGAAGATGGTTCATTCCCAATCATCGCAGGACCTTTCGGACATGGTGCTTATACTAACACAGTAAAAGTAGCAATTGAAACTGAAGTACCTGCAGTAGTATTCTCAACATCATCTTCTACTAACACTGCATCTAATGGTGTTGTATTTAGTGGTATTGATTTAGAAACTTCACTTGTTAAGATTGATAACTCACATTACCTTAAACCACTTCCAAGTAATGCTGGAGTAGGTTCAAACGTTGATTTCGCATTTGATTCTCAATTATCTTTTGAATTAACTGGTTCGGCAAATGAAGATGTTAACAAAAGACAATTTACAGTTGGATTCCAAGGTGGATTTGATGGTATATCTCCAACAATCGCATCTGCTAAAGCAGGTGATACTGATTGGGGTGCTGGAAACTCACAAGGATTTAATTTATCTACTTCAACAGCTAGTGGTTCAGTTGCATATGTAAAAGCAATTGCTTCTGTATCTAATCCTGATGATTTTGATATCAACTTAGTATCTGTACCTGGTGTTGTAAGAAGATTACACTCTTATGTATTTGATAAAGTAACTGATATGGTTGAATCTCGTGAAGATGCATTCTTCATCGGTGATGTAACTGATTATAACGATTCAATTGATTTAGCAGTAGAACAAGGTGCTGCAGTAGATTCTAACTATGTTGGAACTTACTACCCATGGGTTAAAACAATCGATTCAAGAACAAACAAACTAACTTCAGTTCCACCATCAGTATTGATGCCAGGAATATTTGCAGCCAATGATGCTATTGCAGCTGAATGGTTTGCACCTGCAGGTTTAAATAGAGGTGGTATTGTAGGAGCAGTTTCTGTTCTAAACAGATTAACTCACGCTGAAAGAGATACCTTATATGAAGGAAAAATCAATCCAATCGCTCAGTTCCCTGGAGAAGGTATCGTGGCATTTGGACAAAAGACCCTTCAAGACCGTTCATCTGCACTTGATAGAATCAACGTAAGAAGATTATTAATCAAAGTGAAGAAATACATTGCATCTACATCAAGATACCTTGTATTCGAACAAAACACTGCTCAAACAAGAGGTAAATTCTTAAATACTGTTAATCCTTATTTAGAAGGAATACAACAAAGACAAGGTTTATACTCATTTAGAGTAGTAATGGATGAATCTAACAACACACCAGATGTAATTGATAGAAACATCTTGGCAGGGGCTATTTACTTACAACCTACCAAAACAGCTGAATTCATTGTAATTGATTTCAACATTTTACCAACTGGTGCTAGTTTTACAGCATAAATTAAAATAGGATAAATATAATGAGTATAACAACAGGATTCGTAGTAGGTACACAAGTACTTCTTTTTAGTGGAGAAGTTAAAAATATCGAAGATATTACTTCGGATGATATAATTGTAACAAAAGATTTAGAATTTGATAATTTTGAATCTTCAAGAGGTATTATTGGTAATAGTACTGCTACTTCAATGGTAAGATTATCAGTAACTAATACTGGTTTAACATCAGACGATACATTATCTAACATACAAGATATTAACATGATTTCTACCCAAAAGGTATATGTAGTTGGTAGTGGTTGGAAATTGGTAACTGATTTAGTTGCTGGTGATGTTTTACACGGACCTAATAGTGATTCAAGTGAATTCTCTACCGTGGTATCACATGAAACTCTATCTGTTGAGTGTGATGTTATCCACTTAGATTCAGTTGAACCTAATGGTAATTACTTTGCAGGATTTATTTTAGTTGCAGATAACACAACAAATAATTCGTAGTAATCCAATAACAGAAAAATAAAAAAACTATATTTATTAGTATAATAGGAGAATAAACAAAATGGCAGAAGTATTAGAATTTAACGAAATGTTCTATACCAACTTCGAACCGAAGATGAAGAATAGATTCATCATGGAAATCGATGGTATTCAATCATATCTTATAAAAACAGCTAACAGACCTTCAATTCAATTTGAAGTAGTTACCCTTGACCACATTAATGTTAAGAGAAAACTTAAAGGTAAAGGTGAGTGGCAAGATATTGAAATTACATTATTTGACCCAATCGTTCCAAGTGGAGCTCAGCAAGTAATGGAATGGGTAAGAACATCTCATGAATCAATCACAGGTCGTGATGGTTACGCTGATTTCTACAAAAAAGATTTAGATATCTATATGTTAGGACCAGTAGGTGATAAAATCGAAAATTGGAAAATTAAAGGAGCATTCATTAGTAATGCAGTATTTAATGATTTAGACTGGAGTTCAAATGACCCATCAGAAATCACTTTAACTTTATCCTACGATTACGCAATTTTAGAATACTAATACAATACTCCATTTTACTATACAAAAGAGTTCTCTTATTGAGAACTCTTTTTTTTTTCAACTTTTTTTAAATTATATATTTATATACAAACAAATTAAATAAAAGTTTATGTCAAATTATGATTTTCCAACGGAAGTAATCTCACTTCCATCTCAAGGTAAATGTTATCCAGAGGGAAATCCCCTCTCATCTGGTCAAATTGAGATTAAATACATGACTGCAAAGGAAGAAGAAATTCTTGCATCGCAGAATCTTATTAGAAAGGGGGTGGTTCTTGATAAGTTATTTGAATCTATTATTGTAGATAAAAGTATCAATGTAGATGATATATTGATAGGGGATAAAAACGCAATAATGTTAGCAACTCGTATTTTAGGATATGGTTCTCAATATAAGATTCAAATTGAAGGTGAACTTGGTGAGAAAAACGAAATTTCCGTAGATTTGGGTAAAGTTCAAACTAAGGAAATTGATTTCGATAAATTAAATAGAGAAAACAAATACACTTTTACTACTAAATCAGGAACTGTCTTAGAATACAAATTACTATCTCATGGTGATGAAAAGAAAATTGATGCAGATGTAAAAGCATTAGAACGATTGACCAAAGGAGGAACTTCTTCGGAATTAACTACAAGGTATCGTTTTATGATTATATCAGTAGATGGTAAAGATGATACCAAATCAATCACCGATTTTATTAACAATCGATTTTTAACCATTGATACTCGTTCTTTTAGAGAAGAAGTTAGGAAAATACAACCTGATATTAATATGGAATTCGAGTATGAGGACCCACAGACGGGAGAAATGGAGGTACGCCCGATTCCTATGGGCGTAGGATTTTTTTGGCCTTCCGAGTAACCACTCTGTTGCACTTCATCAACAAATCTTTGAGTTGTGTTATTATGGTAATGGGTTTACTCAAGAAGGAGTTTACAAACTACCAATACACCTTAGAAACTTCTATTACAAACAATTAATAGATGCTAAGAAGAAAGAAAACGATGAAGTAAAGAAATCTCAAAAATCACAAAGTCCTTCATCCAAAGGACCAAACGTAAGAGTGAGGAAGTAAAAACTTCCTCACTTTTTTTATACCTTATATTTATAGTAGTATAATTGGAGAATAATATGAAACTTACCAAAGAACAGCACGAATATATAAAAGGAAAGAATTCTTATATACAAGAAGGATTTGTTTCAAAACTATTTGCTACTATATTAAAAAAGAAATTAAAAAATAATTCTGAATTTAAAAAAGCAGTAGATAACGCAGATAAAGCTGCTCAAGATTTACGTGATGAGATATTAAAGGCAGAAAAAGAAGGTATATCTATACCATCAGGTTTAAAAAAATACGCTGGATTATAATAGATGGCAAAGAGTAAGGCTGAAATAGAAAAAGAATATCAGGATGTTTTAAAGGTATCCTCATCGATGTTAAGTGATTTAACAAAATTGATGGATGATAATGCTAAAGCTATTGATAAAAAATCCAAGGGCCAGAAGAAGTTTAATGATGAAATAAAACAATCATTATCTGGTATATCCTCATATGATGATATATCTCAGCAAGTATTAAAAGCAGAAGAGTCTTTTAACAAACTAAAAAAAGATAGAAGAAGGACTGAAAATGGTTCATTAGGAATTGCCCGTGTTCAAAAGGATATAGTAATAAAAACTTTAAAAACAGAACAACGTAGGGGTGAACTAATTTCAATAGCAAATGATTCTGCCAATGACTTGGCTAATAATATGGGTTCTTTTATTGATGGGATACAATCATCAATGGGTCCTTTCGGTAAACTACTAAATAAACCATTCGAAAATTTAAAATCAACCATAGGATTATCTGCAAAACAATTTGTTGGTAGTTTTGGTAACGCACTTAAAGATGGTAAGACTGGAATGCAAGCATTAAGTATTGCAGGTAGACAGGCTTTTGGAACTTTTCTTAAATTAGTTAATCCATTTACATTGATTGCTCTTGCAATAGGAATCGGAGTTGCAAGATTTAAAGAATTGGATTCTGCCGCAAAAACATTTAGAGATAATACTGGATTATTGGTATCTCAAACCACTTCTCTTAAAGGAAATATACAGACTATATCAAGAGATATGGCTGGGTTGGGTGTTAGTGCAGAAGATGTTGCTAAATCAGCAGCTGATTTTAGTAATGAATTTGATGGTATAGAGCAACCATCTAAGGCAGTTTTAGGTTCAATGGTAATGTTGAATAAGAACTTTGGTATTGGAACTCAAGAAGCTGCAAAATTAAATAAAGTATTTCAAAACATAGGTGGATTATCTGCTGAACAATCTCAAGCTTTAATTGGTCAAACTGCTGAAATGGCAAAAATGGCTGGAGTTGCTCCTTCTAAAGTAATAGCTGATTTAGCAAACAATTCAGAAGTAGCATATCAGTTCTTTGGGGGTTCTGCTACTGAATTGGCAAAAGCAGCAGTAGAAGCAGCAGCATTAGGAACTTCAATTGCTGAAGCTGGTAAAGCTGCTAGGGGATTATTAGATTACGAAAATAGTATAAGTAAAGAATTAGAAGCAAGTGCAATACTTGGAACTAATATAAATTTATCTCAATCGAGATATCTTGCTGCTAATGGTGATATCCTTGGTTCTCAACAAGCAATACTTGATGAAGTTGGAAAACTTGGTGATATTACCAAATTAAATGTATATGAACAAGAAGCACTTGTTGAAGCAACGGGTATGGAGTTCTCATCTTTGGTAAATCAACAAAGAATACGAGAAAGATTTGGTAAACTTAAAAAAGAAGAATTAGCTGCAGCACAATCATTAATAGATAGTGGTAAGGATATATCTAAAATAACAGGTGATGATTTAA